ACAGTAGCCTCGAACTGTTTGCGTAAGTCATTGTCCTCGCCCTCTAGCCAACTAAGTTCTTGTCTAGCACGATCAGAGAAGGACTCAGCTAACTGTTCCCCTTGAATCTGTGCTTGAACCTTGTTTAGCTGATCGGGGAGATAAGTCTTCTGTGCCTTACGAGCTTTTAACAAAGCTTGTCGCACATCCTTCTTAGTCCACTCCTTACCCTCAACTTCGGTTACTATGTCATCTGCTGCGTAGCCATCGCTTTCAAATAAAATATCCTCAGCCCACTCGACAACTTGTTCGACTTCAACCGCTTTACTTTGCAACTTATCGACTGAGTCGAGGTTACCGTAGGGGTTGTTGTCTACTTTTTTAGTTTCCAACGGGTTAGGTTTTTCTTGTAGCTTGGCTTCCATCTGAGCAAGTCGTTCTTCAGCAGCCTTACGTTTTGCAGTCAATTCTCCGAATCGAGCTACAGCACGGCTACCTAACTTGTCAGCTAGTTCACGCAAATCATCCTCGGACATTTCGTCCAGGTCCAACTGTGAAAGAACATCTTCGGATCCCTCTGTTTCTTCAGTTGCCTCCCCTTCGGTTTCTTCCGTTTCTACCGATTCCTCGGTTTCCTCTTCTGGCACCTCTGCGGTTGCATCCTCTGGAACGTCTGCTTCGGAGTCCGAAGTTCCGATCTCAGGGACATCTTGTCCTTGAATCATTCCTCCAAGCCTTCGAGCGGCGAGATCCGCGACGGATATATTAGTATTGTCCACTGAACTTTGGTCTGCCTCAGCGTTAGCAGTTGCGATTTTGTCTGTCATATAGTTACCCACTCATTAACGCCGAGCGATGGCGATGGGTGGATTATAACACACTGCCTTACAAGCGTCTTACAACTGATCTGCGTGACGCTTCTTGAGGGACTCCCAGTCTACGAACTGAAGGATCTGGTCGTATGTAATTATACGACCGGACACTTGTTGCAAAGTGTCACTCGATGCTTCGTGCATTTCGCTGATCGTCTCCTCACGTAGTTCGTGAATAGTCTTAATGAAACGAGCAAAGGTTTCGTGATTGTGTAAAGCTTGCAGGTCTTCCTGTATATTCATATTACTTGATGATTGATTCTACTAAACCGACAGTGCGGGGTCCACGGCTTTTAACATCCTTATACCAGTCGCTATCTACCATTTCTCTAGCTACCTTAGAGTAGTCGTCCACATCTAGGCCTTCTTTCATCTTCTCAAACTTCTGAAGCTTGGTTAATCCTAAGTTGAAAGACATATCAACAAGTGCCTTCTTAACTGGCTCAGGGCGTTTAGCGAACCCAGGGTCATACTGCTGGGCGTCCTTGAACGCCTGAGTTAAGCTTCGGTTATACAGGCTTTTGATTTGTTTGTCACTTAGTGGCTTTCCCCTCAAAACTTCCTGTAAGTCGATTCCCTCTTCTCTGAGGAACCGTTGATTCATAGGTTCCTTAAGGCTCAGGCCTACGCCTACGGTGGGATTTCCCTTGCTGTCTCGGTAGACCTTCGGGCGGTAGCCCTCGTTCTCTACCATCATTGAGAAGTATTCCTTCGCCCGCTTATCCTTGACTCTGCTAATTGCGTATTCTGCTGGTGTCATTATATGTTCTGCGTTTCGATTTCTCCCACCTGAGCTGGTGCTGTTCCTACACGACCAATCTGAGCATTCTGAGCTTGTTGCATCTGGAAGGTGTATTGACCTTGATACTTCTGCAATCTAGCTGCAAAGGCTGGGTCAGTCTGCAATTTTTGAGCAATGTCAGGCTGTTGGACGTATTGTTGAATGATTTGAATCGCAATCTGAGCACCTGCTTGGCGAGCGGGCATTTCAATGCCTGCGAAGATTTTAGATAGATCATCCGTCACTTGCTTGACCACCTCTTCTTGCGCAGTCTCTACTGGCTGTAGGACAGCATCTGCCATCACTGGGTCGATGCTTGTAGCAATGATATCCAGTAACGAATCGAGGTTCAGTCGGTTGTTGGAGTTCAACTGATTGAGGGCGACGAACTGCTTTGTCTTGGCCTCTACGGTATCAGGGTCAGTATTCTGGACATCGAAGTTAATCATTATGTCAAAGTTCTCGTCCGCATCGCCCTTGCTTAGAACTTGAGGATCCGGGATTCCAGTTACTCGGAAGAAGATTTCGTCTGGTCCGAATCGCTGGAAGCACTTGAATGCCATACGAAGAACCTCTGCGGTGTGGCTGAGGAACTTGTCTACTAGGAACTGCTTGCGGATTTGGCTAATGCTACCCTCTTCGTCCAGTCCAACCAGTCGGTCAGCTAGGCTTAGTAGCGTAGACTCCATTTCGACGGAGCCTGTAGGCGAAGGAGGAGTAGGCGCAAAGTCCAGATCTCCCTTACGGCGATATGGAATCATACGGCCTGGTCCCCAATCTGTAGGTGCCTGACCTACGGGATGAAGGATCGGAGGTAGAGTCGCTAGGCTATTCCTGTCAACTCTGGAGTCACGCTCCACTTTTACTTGGTTCTGTAAGCCACGAAGTAGCGAAGGAACGGTTAGGGTATCGTATAAACGCTTGCTGTCCTCGGAAAGCTTGGTGACTACAACGGGGTAGTCCTCATAGCCGTTAAGCAGTTCAAACTTAGCATACCCTTGAGTGGTGTCGTCTCCGTCAAACTCCCTGTGGAATACCGTGCAGTAAATGCCCTCGGCACCGTCCTCTTGGTCAACTAGACGCTGGTATCCATAGCAGATCTCGATAAGCTCTTCCGCTTCGTAGGCATTGTCGGTAAGACCGATGTTCCGGCCACCTTCTTGCTCACGCTCGATGGAGTCAATGTTTACGCCCCGATACTTGTCGATCACTAGCTCAACAAAGTCTTCGTCCCACCCGTCTGTAATGACCTTGTTCTCAAGTTCCTGCGGGGTGTAGTAAGTCCGCCAGAAGCAGTAAGGAGAACGCTGGGGGTCTGTTACATAAGGAGGGAAGAAGAAGTCCCCATCGGGGGCTAACGTCTTAACGTCAGGAGCATTGACCTGTCGTCTGACAATTGGTAACTCGGCTACGCCGTTCTTACGCAAGTCCTTGAGTGCCTTCTTGGCACGCTTCTTGTTCGTTCCCTCGAAAGTAGCTTGTAGCAAGGCGATGAGTGATTCGTCGTCATTACCTTCCTGGATAGCTACCGCTACCTCTGGGCTGACTTGTCCAATCTGATTGATGTCCAGTTCTTGCAGGAACCGTCGATCCTCTCGTTGCCATCCGACATACGTTATCAGTATACCTCGCTCAAGCAAATAGTTAGCACCCAACTCCATTTCTCGGTAGAAACGGGGGATGTATCCCGAAGTGACCATCCACTTCATAAATCCTGATACTACACGACTGCGGGCTATATCGCCGCTTTCTACTGGGAAAGCCCTGACGTTGGCACGATTAAGGGATGCCATAAACAGAGACACTAGCCTAGTGATTCTTTCGTCAATTACGTGACACTCCATATCGGACGCTCCCTCCCAAGGGAAAGCGTCGGCACCGTGCTTGCGGTGGTCACGGCTCTTGCCTGGCCACCAGTTCCGTCTATCGTCGTAGCTCGTGCGACAGAGATCAAAGTATGACTCCAGTTCTGTTACGGTCTGGTCGTAAGCGTAACGTAGTGTTTTAATATCGGGTTCGTCCTGGACGTAGGTCAAGGACTCAGAAATAGAATCATTCGTCATCTTGTAGTGTAAGTCGTTTGCGTATAGATTTTAATAATCGAATAGTGTAAGTCGATGATACTCCTATTGTATCACATAGGTCATCATTTGTCATCGGTATACGACTTTGATGCAATACGTGCCTACGAAGTATCTCCCAACTGGCTAGTCGTTCGGCTTGCTCGTTGCACCACTGACGGTCTGTAGTGATGTCTCGCTCCTCCCCTTGGGTAGTGTGATTACTTAACATAGCGGTAGCTGATACCCTTTGTGTCCTCAATGGCTTCAAAGGTGATCACCTTCCCGACCATATGCCCTCTTGATTTACTGGGTATCAATACTGGAACACGCTTCCCTATCTCGTTGGCGTAGACGTAGTTATACCTCCCGTTTGGGCACTCACTTAAGACCTTGCCAATGAAGTGTTTAGGTATGATCTCTTCGATCATAAACGAGTCTTCTAGTATAGCAGCTCCCTCTTCACTGACCCAAGTGTTCTTGCCTCTTCCAGTAAGGAAGCCCTCTGGCAGTTTCTCTTGGGCGATTCTCATAGCTTCATCGAACTCAACCTCTTGTTCTTCAGCGATTTGTGTAAGTTTCTTCTTTGGCATTAGTATCCTCCTTGTGCTCGGTTAGTAGTTTGCATTACATTGGAAGAGAAGAAGTCTGGCCCTTCGCCTCCGTTCGACATCCGCAGATAGCGGATAACGTCGAAAAAATCCTTTAGTGGTTCATCTCGCTTACCGTTTGAGTTATAGTTAATTAAGCTGTCGATAAGGTTTCCGCAGTCTCTGTGGATGTAGCATAGAGGTCTGTTTGCTTGGTCTACCTCTACGTTGGGGTTGTAAGTAAACCAGTCGTCAAGGGCAGCAATGCCCTGCTCTTCCATTACGCCGCTCGAAGGAATGAAGCTTAGACCGAAGTCATAGAACGAAGTGAAGAGGTCGTCGTTGTTCTCGTTTTCCTTAGCGAAGAACCTAGAGTCCCCTATCCTTTCGGTAATCTCGATGCCCAGGTCTTCCTCGATTTCCTTGAAGAGTTCGCAGTATCCCTCTACGTTGAGTCCCGTCTTCTTGGCTGCAGGCCCGTATTTCCACTTAGGATCCCCGAACAGTGCCCACTCACCGTAGGTGTCCCTGTCTGGCCACTCCTTGCGGATGTATACCTCACCCTCCTCGTTTACTCCAGCCCAGATGCAGGTATAGTTCCTAGCACCTGCGGGGTCTACTACCTGATAGCAAGTGAACTTCG